CGCCCGGTGCGATGGGGGTGTCGTCGCCTTTGATCCGCAGACCACGGGACTTCAGACCGCCCGGCAAGTTAGAGAGCGTGCCCGCGTCGATGAGCTGACGCATGAGGCTCGTGGCCGAGTTCGCAAAGCCCCCGATCAGGTGAAACAGACCGAAGCCATACGCCCCGAAGCCCGGGATGTACTGGTAGTGCACGAAGTGCTGGCGCTTGAGATGCAGCTCGTCGTCTTCTTTCCAGTTGCGCCGGATGGCCAGCACAGTGTTCGTGCCCCGGATGAACGTCACCACGTAGGGCAGGTTGATGCCAGCGGGCTCCCCGTCCTCATTCCGGATGCACATCGGGTCCTCGGGAATGCACAGGTCTGCGTGGGACTCCAGCAGGTGGAACCGGTCGTCGTTCAGGTCAGTGAAGCCAGTCTCTTTGTCCTTGGCCTTATTGATCTCGTCAATGGCCTTGTCCGGCTGGCCGATGTCCACTTCGCGGTAGAAGCCCTGCATCTGGAGCTTCTTGATCTCGTCCTCAGTCTTGCGCATCTGGTGCGTGACGCGGTAGCAAGTCTGGATGTCCGAGGTGCCGTAGGGCAGGAGGATGTCCTCGGCTGGGATGAAGATCGAAACTTGGCGTCCCAGATTGGGATCGAAGTACACCTTCTTGAACGCCGAACCCGTAGCCGGCAGGCTCCACAGCATGCGCTCATGCTCAGGCCGGAACTCGTGCATCTTCTCCGTGAGCTGGTAGTTCATGTCCTCCTGCACACGGGTGGACGCTTCTTGTTTCTTGAGCGTCTGCTTGCCGACGATCTTGGTCTTGACCGGACCCTGTGCCGGGAAGGTCTCCGTGATCGTCTCGCTCTGGAAGCGCACCACTGCCTCGGTGATCATCGGGTGGAACACCCCCGACGCGCCATCCCACGGTTCTGTGCGCTCTTCTATCTGTAGGCCCAAGAGCTTGAGCCCCGTGACATACGCCTTCTCCCAGTCCTTGCGGCTGTTGCGGTCGTTGTCGATGTCGCTGGCCAACTCACTGGCCATCGTAGAAATAAAGCCTTCGGGCAGGAACTCAGCAAGGTTGGCGTCAAAGTCGTCGATGGGCGGCTTGCCCGGCTCGATGCTGATCTCAAGATCGCCCGCACTGATGTTGACTTCTTCAGGATCAACAATCTCAATCTCGATGGGCTCCGCGCCTTCGGCCTCGGACTCTAACCCTTGCGGGGACTGAAAAAGCGCTTTGTCGATGTTCGTGGCCATGTCAGATTTTCTTTCGTAGAGTCGCCCGGTTTGTGAACGGGTCGTACTTAAATGCGGTGGTTGGTTTGCCCGTGCGCGTCCGAGCCCTGTCCAGCGCGCGTTCTTCAGCAGTCATGGCGTCGCGGCGTTTGCCCTCAGCCGTCAGGTTTCCCTTGTCGTCCACATGCCCGCGCTTGCGCAGCACGTCGAGCGCAGCTTCTCTAGAACCCATCTGGGCAGACAGTCGGTCGATCAACTGGTTGCGCCCCATGAATTTCTGCGTTTCCATCTCCGGCCTCAATAGTAAGCCGCCTTGCGGCGCTGGAAGAACCGATCCTCTTTCTCGTCCGAGTCGAGAGAGATGAACCCGCCTTGGCGATAGCGCAGGAGGGCTTGCGTGGTCGTGTCCACAAAGTCGTCGTGCTCGCCTACCGGGAAAGATGCTACTTCCTCAATCACTTCACGCGCCCAGCGCGTGTCCGGTGCCCAAACTTTGCCTGAGCTGAACAAGTCCGCCACGGCGTTCAGACGCACCATTTTGTCATTTCCCCGGCTCGGTGAAAACTCCTGCACGGGGATGCCCATCTGCCTCAGCTCTTGGATGAGCGGCGCTCCAGCCGCCTTCTTTTCCACAATGAACGCGTCGGGGTCCCACTCTTTGTAGTGTTTGAGCGCTATCTCTTTGAGTTCCGGGAACGCCATCCGGTCTTTGAACGCGTCCAGCAGGATGACCTGCGGGCTGTTGCCCTCTTCCTCGTTGTAGAACACCCCCCACGTTGTGCACGCGGAGTAGTCCGAGTTGTTCTTGGTCTCGAACGCCGTGTCCCAAGACTGGATCACATAGTCACAAGTGGGCGGGTCCTCACCTTGCCAGATGCGCCATTGTTTGCGGCTCACGATGGCTGAGTTCTCGCTCGTGGGCTGCTGCATGTACTGGGCGTTCCAGTACCGGGGGTCTAGGCTGGCCTTTGTGGCTTTGAGCGACTCAAGGGGCCACTGTTCCGGCCACAGACTCTTCTCCTCTGGCGTGTCCTCGTTCAGGATGGCCGGCAGCTCCACGATCTCCCACGGAATGGAGTTCGGATTCTTGATCTGGTAGTCGATCAGGCGTCCCGTAAGGTCCAAAAGAGACCAGCGCGTCATGATGATAATTATCGCGCCCCCCGGCATCAGACGTTGCAGCGGCCCCGTCTGAAACCACGACCACGCGGTGTCGAAGGCCAGCCGGGAATTGGTCTTTACGTCCTGCTCAGAGTGAGGATCATCAATAACAAATAGGTCAGCGCCACGACCAGCAAGAGCGCCACCTACGCCTGCGGCGTAGTATTGACCCCCCGCGCTGGTACTCCACTTTCCCGCAGCCTTCTGGTCATCTGCAACCACTGTGGCTGGAAAGACCTCTTTATATTCGTCACCATCGAGCAAGTTCCTGATGCGCCGGCCGAAATCCTCTGACAGGCCCGCAGTGTGCGTGCCCATGATGATCTTCTTATTAGGGTATTTACCTAGGAAGTAGGCTGGAAACAGGTAGGAGCTGAACTCCGACTTGCCCATACGCGGCGCGATGTTGATGATCACCCGCTTTTTGCGGCCCTCGATCACGTCCGTGAAAATTTTGGCCAGCTTCCTGTGGTGGGGCCCGATCTTGAAGCCCGGATAGACCGACGTGGCAAACCCCAGCATGTTGTCCTGCGCGGCGGTCAGCCGGGTGCGCTTCTCCCGCTCCTCCAGATCAGCCAGCAACTCCGCTTTTTCCTGCGCATTCATATGCGGCAGGGCTTTTTGCAGGGCTTCCAGCTCTTGCTTAGATAGGCTTGTCACTCTGCCGGGCCCTCTTTGGGCGTTGCGTCGTCGGCCGGCTCCTTACTAATCTCCAGCACGTCCACGATCCCCATGAACTTGTCGAGTTTGTCCTTGATCCGGGCGTCCAGCTCCGCGTCGCTGGCGGGAGCCGTCTTAACCTCGATCTTCTCAGTGAACAGCCCCACCTCAGTCACCTTGCCCAGCAAGGCCAGCGCCTTCAAGCGTATGTTGGGGTTGGAGTTTGTGGTCTCTTCCACGATTTTGGCGACGGTGTAGCCGCGCAACTCCTTGGCCTGCTCGATGAACTCCCAGTCGTAGGCCGACAACATGCCGGTAACGTGGCGCACAGCCTCGGGAGTCTTCAGGGCGGCGAGCGCTGCCTTCTGTTCCAGCGTGTTGGTCTGGGTTGTCAGGGCTGAAAACGCCTTGCGAGCGTGCGCTTTCTCTACTTCCGCCTCAATTTCGTCGTCTGGAGGCGCGCCAATCTCTGTCAGCCAGTCAGTTGTAGCTACTTTGGCCGCAAGAATGGCACCGGGGCCCGCGTCGTCAAGCGGGAGAAGCTTGCCCGGCGGTGTGGTTTCCGGACTGAAGTGCACCAAGTGTTCCAACATTTATTGCGTAGGTAGGCGCTGGGGCCTTGTAACCTCGTTGAGCGGACTGTACACTGCTTTTCGGCGGCTGCGCAAGCAGTTGTCGTTGCTTTCTCCTACAAGTTTTGCCCCCGGCTAACCCCCGGGGGCTTTTTATTGCCGATTATTGTTAAACGTTTGACAAGGGTTTCTTGGAATTTTTAGAAATTTTTGGGGTGGGGGTCGATGTTATGGGGTATTAGACAAAAGTATTATGGAGTTTGTGGTGTCGATGTGGAACAGTGTTCATGCGACGATGCCATGCCTTGCCTGTACAGGGGTTCCCACCCTAGGGTGGGGTCGCCGCATCGCCGAATCCCGCCGCAAAACCCCACAGCACCCTGTGTCAAGGGGTTACGGAAACACGCTGTGGTATAATAGAGGCGTCGGTTGGGAGTTCGCCCGGCCGACACTCAGGTGCACGATGCACCTGAGTTGTTTCACTCAGTCAGGAGATTCATCCATGAAGAAAGCAACCAAAGTCGCCGTGTTCGGCGTGTTCACCCGCGCCGACAGCGCGGCCCTCAACTTTGCCGAGGAACTTCTCGCCCTCGGCGTGGGCGACCGAACGACCGCGTACCCACTCGCCATCGAGTGGGCCTCTGAGAAGTTCACCATCAAGATGGTGGAGGGCCAGCGCGGTCTTGGCCTCGACCAGAAGCACAAGAGCTACAACACGGCCAAGTCAGCGTACCGCCGTGTGCTCGACCTGTGCTTCCCGGCCTCTGACACTTGGGCGGCTGAGGGCAAGCGCCAGAAGGCGAGCGACCCCATTGCCAAGTTGCTCACCTCGTACGCCAAGCTCACCGGGCCGCAGAAGCGCGCGTTCAAGGCGAAGCTGGCGCAACTCTGAACTCAGGTGCAAGTTGCACCTGAGTTTTTCTCGGCGGCCGTGGCAGGGATGCCCGGCCGCTGTTTCTTTTCCTGTCAAACCGGAGATTCACCATGAACCAAACCGAACTCAACACCTACGCCCAATCCCTGCGTGACGGCCTCTTTGCTGACCGCGAAAACTTCTCTGCCGCCCTGAGCACCGCCTACGGGCTGATCGCCACCTTGCCCAAGCAAGACCACATCACGGCGTTCACCGCCCTGCACATCGTCCTCAACACCATCGCCAACGACCTGACCAAGGAGTAAACCAACCATGTCCAAGACCAACCGCTACACCATCCACAACGCCATCACTCCCGCCTGCCGCGCTCGCCTGCGCGAACTCAAGGAAGACTACATCCAACTCAAGAAGGACAACGCTAACAGGCAACGCATCCTCGACGAGGCACGCGCACGCGATGTGGAATGGAGCGAGTACATCCAATCCGTGCGACCCCTGCGCCAAGGCAAGCTATTCCGTTGAACCCCCCGAAACTCAGGTGCAACTTGCACCTGAGTTCTCCACAACAAGTTTGGGTAAAGTCAGGGTGTGTCCACCATTTGCCGCCATCTGGACACAGCGTGGGTATCCCGCAACCCGCGCCAATCCTAGCGTTCACTAGGTTCTGTCCAAAAAACCCACATATATATAAATACCTTTTTCCTTTATATGTATATATGTGCGTGCAGGTGGACACACTCGTCCGCTTTTTTTGTTTTGTCTTTTAGTCCTAGCTCTTTTTATTTTTGGTGGGTATCTAGGTCAGAACCCCCGCAACGCTAGTGTTCATGCGGATATTCACGCACCCACCACCCATCCCACTTGCCTGCAAATGGTGGACAGTTTATGATCGAGTTACACAATCTTTGGAGCATCAAGTGGACAATTCCGACACCGACGACGATTTCATCCTCACTCCCGCGCCCGGACACGCCGCCGCCATGTGTGCCAAGTGCCGCCGCATCAGGCCCATCGCCGAGTTCAAGCGCACGCTCACCAAGGCGCAATCGAAGGCGCGTGGCTACATGGGTAGCGTAGCGCTGGTCATCGAGTCCTCCATGTGCAGGGAATGCCAGCCCCGACTCAAGGATGTGCAACACCTGACCCGCCAAGAACTACACAACCGCGTGTCAGCGGGTGACCTAAACCCCGAGGTTGCACAGGCGCTGGTGGCTAAGCGCAAGAAGGCGGCCAGCACAGCCCAGCGTACTGCGGCCAAGCGTGCATGGGACAGCGCGCGCACCGAACCATGGGCCACGCCGCTCGGAGATGCGAAGGCAGAACTCACCCGCCTGCGCCAGCAGGAGAAGTATGTGAAGAAGACCACCGCACTCGACCTTACATTTTTTGTGGAGTACAAGCTACTGCTCACGGCCACCATTGCCCGGATGAAGTTCGAGAAGATGCGCTCGGCCAAGGAGCCGCAGTTCTTGGATTGGCAGGGGTTCATCGACGCGCCCACCTACGCCAAGATGTTCAGCCTGTGGGAGTCGTTGCCTATTGAGTACCGCCAGCGCGTCAAGCAACCCGCGCTGTTCACCCTCCTGCCCGGCGACGCACGCCCCGGCCCCCGCATCAACACGCTGAGCACCAAGCCCAGCCCCGCCGTGCGCCTAGCGCAAGGTAAGAAAGATTGAGTTCGAACTCAGGTGCAGTTTGCACCTGAGTTTCTCAACCGCCGCCCGGTCGGTCACCGGGTATTTGCAAACTTGTTTAGGAGAGCCACCAATGGTGAAAGTAGAAATGCAGAAACAGATCGCTCGGGCGCTGGCCCATGGCTACCTGCAAGCTGTGCTTGACACGCACGGCGACAGCGCAGGGGCTGATACATGGATCGTCCATGGGGACATGGACATCAACCTATGTGGGTCTGACTACACCGAGTCCGCTCCTCAGGGTGGGCTGGCTGTGATTGCTTACCCCGCCGGGTGGGAGGGCAACCTGCCCGAGCCGCTGTTCACGCTGACTGTTAAGTATGGGAAAAGTAAATGAAAACAGGCTGGCCTCCCGGCCTGCTACAAGACGACTGCCCCAAGTTATCCCGCTGGTTCGCCAGCAAACCCGACGCCCGCCATGTAGTGCGGCGGGCACTCTCAACCTCTAAGGAGACCGCAACCATGACCAACACCACCATCCCCTCTACGCTGGCCGACGCTTCGCTGTACCGCGACACCTACATTCCCGCTGACACCCTCGTCACCCAACCCAAGGAGAACCCACCCATGCCCAAACCTCTGATCCTCACCCCCGGCGAGCAGGCCCTGCTCGACGCCATCCACAACCCAGCCCCCGCACAACCAGCGCCCACTCCTGAGTGGACGGCTGTCATGTCGCAGTTCGACGCTATGTTCAGCGCCGTGGTCAAGTACGCCACGCCGATCATCGACCGCATGGTGGAGGAGAAGTTCGCCGCGCTGGTCGCCAGCCATCACACGCTCAAGCAGATGGACGAGAACATGGAGCAGTACATCAGCGACATGATCACCGAGAGGATTAGCGACCATTGCGGCGAGTACGACCACGAAGATTACGACCGCGTGGTCAGCGAGGTAGACAACAACCTCGACGACAAGATCGACAGCGC